GGTTGCGCGTGAGGGAGGCGGCGGCATGAGCACGGTCACCCTGATGGACATCGCCGCGGCCTGCGGAGCGGAGTTCGGCGTCACGCTCGACGAGATGCGGCGGAATTGGCGCAACAGCGGGCACCGGGAGGTGCCGGCGGTCACGGCGCGCAATGCCGGCATGTGGCTGGCGCGGCGGTGCACGGATCACGCATCGGCGGAGATCTACGCCTTCTTCGGCATGAGCCACGGCAACTACGCCGGCGAGTGCATCCGCAAGATCGCCGAGCGGTACGAGCTGGATCTCAACTTCGCCGAGCGAGTGGCGCGGATCGAGGCCGCGCTGGGCGTGGGCGCTCTGGCGGAGGGGAGGGAGGCGGCATGAGCGCCGCGGATCACCTGAGCTCCGCGCCGCCGTTCGCCTTGGGCGAGATCACGTTCCGCTGCTGGGTGACGGACGGCGGGCAGCGCTACGAGTGGCGGTCCGAGTGCGGACGGTTCGCGGCGGGGCGCAGCGGAGCGGAATTCTGGGCGCGGGCGGATGGTCGCGGCGCCGGCGATCGGCACCTGAGCCTCAGGGCGGCCATGGCGGCCGCGATTGCAGCGGGGAGGAAAGCAGCATGACCATGCAACACGACCCGGTGAACCATCCCGCGCATTACAAGGGGAATGGCCTCGAAGCGATCGAGGTCATCGAGGACTGGCAGCTCGGGTTCCACCTCGGCAACGCGGTGAAATACATCCCGCGGGCCGGGAAGAAAGGCGACCGCAAACAGGATCTCGAAAAGGCGCTCTGGTACGTGCGGCGGGCCATCGATCAGCGGCCGTCCGGTCTGAAGGGCACGATCGAACATGGTCAGATCGCGGAAGCCTTCGAGCTGCGGTCATGCGAGGCCGTCGCGCTCTGGTGGGTGCTCTCTGCATCCGGTCGACATGAACGGCTTTGGCAGGCCAATCTGCTTGAGGCCGCGATGTTCCTCGAGCGGGCGATCGGAGCCGCCGATTTCATCGAGAAGATCGAAGCGGAGCCCGCGCCATGAGCTACATCCAGCCCTCGCTGTTCGGGGACGGCGCTCGCATCTGGCCGTTCGGGGCCCTGCTGCCGCAGAGCTACGATTTCATCATGGCGGACCCGCCGTGGCTCTACGAGACCTGGTCGGAGCTGGGGGACGAGAAGGGGCCGGCGCCGCACTACGACATGATGCCGGACGAGGAGATCTTAGGCCTGCCGGTCGGCGATCTGGCGCGGGAGAATGCCGTCATCTGGCTTTGGGCGACGTGGCCGAAGCTCGACACGGCCATGGCTGCGCTGAGGCGCTGGGGGTTCGTCTACAAGACCGGCGGGGCCTGGGACAAGCAGCGCTGGGGCACCGGCTACATCTGGCGCTCGCAGTGCGAGCCGGTGCTGATCGGCACGCGCGGCGCGCCATCCCTCCGCGGAAAAGCCATCTCCAACCTGTTCCGGGAGCCGCGGCGCGAGCACTCGCACAAGCCGGAGTCCGCCTACGCCATCGCGGAACGGATGATGCCGCGGGCCAGGCGCGTGTCGCTCTTCGAGCGGCCGGTGCGCCCAGGCTGGGACGCCTGGGGCGACGAGGTGGGCGTTGCGCCGGGCCGCAAGCGGCCGAAGCGCCAGAAGGAGGAGCCGCCGCTGATCGAGGCGATGGGGGCGCGCTGACGGGGGAAATCATGGCCACGATCTACATCGACCTGACCGATGACGAGCAATACTGGAACGGCGAGATCGCCCTCAGGCTGCGGGACAAGGACTCGCTCACCGGTGCCAACATGGCCATGGCGATCGGCTGTCACGAGATCATCATGACCGTCAATCAGGCGATCACGCTCTACGATCTGCTCGACGAGTGGCTCAACGGCAAGCCGGTGCTCGAAAAGGGCGCCATTCGCGGGCGCGTGATCCGGGCCATCAAGGAAATGCTGGCCGATCACAAGGCCGACAAAGGCCGGCCTGCGGTCGAGTTTCTGTCGCGCGACGGCATCGCGCGCGAGCTCGAGGAATACCTGCGAATTCACGGCATCCGATACCGCCTGAGTGGCGATCCCGAGCCCGACGAGGAGACGGCAGTGCGGCGCCGGCGCCTGGCGGCTGAGGTGCTGAAGACGCGGCGCGCGAATAGGGACCGAGAGGGGGCGTGATGACGGCTGGAATGCGGAGAGTAATGCAGCTCCTCTCCGGCAAGCGCCTTCCGCTGGAGGATGAGAAGCGGACGCAGGCGGAGATCGAAGCAATTCTTGCGGCCGAGCCGGATCTCGAATGGGCGCGCGAGGTGCCGGTCGCGGGCGGCGTGATCGACTTCGTGGTCGGCGACACCGGAGTCGAGATCAAGCTCCGCGCCAGGGCAACGGACGTGCGCCGGCAGATGGCCCGCTATGCGCGCGAGCCGGCGCTCCGCGGCTTCGTGCTCGTCACGGCAAAGCCGGTGGCGCTCGCCGGCGAGATCCTGGGCAAGCCGGTCGCTGTGCTCGACCTCGGGAGGGCGTGGCTGTGATGCACGCGGCGCGCACCTACGGCGAGATCGAGCCATTGCCCGGCGGCGAGGGCTGGCTGATTCAGGATCTCGAGCCGCATGTGTCGTTGCGCTTCAAGCAGCTCTTTCCGCGCATCAAGAAAACCGACCGGCCGCCGTTCGAGCTGAGAGGCGGCCCGGAGATCGACGCGGATCTGCACTGGTTCATGCTGCGCTATCCGTTGCGCATCGCGCCGGCAGCTTACGAGCGGATGTGCACGCGCAAGGCGCTGTTCGATGAGGGGCAGGCCGAGCTCGCCCAGATCCTCTCGCCGGATTGGCGGCCGGCGGCCAATGCCGGTTTCCGCCCTGGAAAGCAGCCGCGCGGTTATCAGGCGCAGGCGGCAGAGCTCGCCCGCCGCACGGGGCGGCTGCTGCTCATGGACGATCTGGGGCTCGGCAAGACGGTCTCGGCGTTCGCGGCCATCTGTGATCCCGCGTTCCTGCCGGCCCTCGTCGTGCCGCAGACGCACCTCGTCCGGCAGTGGGCGGAGAAGCTCGCCGAGTTCACCTACCTGACGAGCCACATCGTCACCTCGACCAAGCCTTACCAGCTGCCGCCCGCGGACGTCGTGATCTGCCCTTACTCGAAGCTCGCCGGCTGGATCGACTACGCCGACCGCGCAGGCTTCAAGTCGGTCGTCTTCGACGAGATGCAGGAGCTGAGGAACGGCGCAACCACGGCCAAGGGTGCCGCGGCGCGGGCGTTCCGTCACCATGCTCGGCTCGTCATGGGGCTGACGGCCACGCCGATCTACAACTACGGGTCGGAGATCTTCAACGTCATCGAGTTCATCGAGCCTGGCGCGCTCGGCACGTGGATCGACTTCACGACCGAGTGGTGCGCGCCGGGGCCGGGCGGCAAGTGGATCGTCGAGAACCCGCAGGCGCTGGGCACGTATCTGCGCGAGCGGCACCTGGCGTTGCGCCGGCAGGACGCCGAGGTCGGGCTCCCTCAGCCACCGCTCAACGTCATCACGCACGAGGTGCCCTACGATGCCGGCGTGATCGAGAGCGACGAGGAGCTGCTGACAGCCTTGGCGGCCCAGGTCGTCTCCGGCTCGTTTACGGAGCGCGGCCAGGCAGCGCGCGAGTTCGACCTGCGGCTGCGCCAGGCCACCGGCATCGCCAAGGCGCCTTACGTGGCGGCGTTCGTGCGCATGCTGCTCGAGGCGGGCCAGCCGGTGCTGCTCTGCGGCTGGCACCGGGAGGTCTACGACATCTGGCTCGAGAAGCTGCGGCCCTACAACCCGCTGCTCTACACCGGCACCGAAAGTCCGGCGGCAAAGGAGCGGACGAAGCAGGCATTTCTCGCCGGCGAGACGAACCTGATGATCATGTCGCTGCGGTCGGGTGCAGGCCTCGACGGGCTGCAGCATCGCTGCCACACGATCGTGTTCGGTGAGCTCGACTGGAGCCCGCAGGTGCACGCCCAGTGCGCGGGCCGGCTCCGGCGGCCAGGCCAGACGCGGCAGGTGGACGCGATCTACCTCGTCGCCGATGGCGGCTCCGATCCGGCCGTCGTCGGCGTGCTGGGGCTCAAGTCGTCGCAGGCGCACGGGATCGTCGATCCGCTGTCCGCGCCACGCGATCAGCACACCGACATCACCCGCATTCGGCAGCTCGCCGAGCTTTATCTCCAGGGCAAGGCGCGCCGCGCGCCACCGCCACCGCGGGTGCACGCGCCGATGCAGGCGAGATTGTTGTGAGGAGGGACGGACGATGGATCACGCGCAGGAGGTCGGCCTTTGGAAGGCGGTGGGGGAGCTGGAAG